AATAAACCACCCAATGCGCCACCAACAAGTCCTGATAGCTTTGGGTTATCTATAATTTTGTCAAAGATGTTAAATCCAGTTGAACCACTCGAACCACTCGAACCACCTGCACTACCACTTAAGCCACTAGGCGTATCGTAAGAATAAGCTCCTACGCTTTTAAGGTAATCGTCTTTTACGTCACCACCCGGATTAAATTTTTTCACTTTTCCACCATTTGCATAAATAAAGTTTCTAAGGTCTTCCTCATCTTCGTCCTTTATAAAAGGTTGAGCTAAACTTCCTGCCATATCGTAGAAATATGGTATCTCAACTACATCTCCGGGGCCACCAGAAACAGTACGTACTCCACTACCTGTGGGCATTTGCCCGATACCACCAACGCCACCAGCAGCAGCGGGAGTAGAACTTACTGCTTCTGATTCTCCACTAGCTTTTACTGTTTCCCTTTCGCCCTTAAAAGGGTTATCTATAGGTGTAAGCCCTGCTTCAACAATTTCCGGTTCAGGTATACCAACTCCACCTATTTTTGGTGCTTCCGGTTCAGGTATACCAACTCCACCTGTTTTTGGTGGTTCTGGTTGAGGTGTATCAACTCCACCTATTTTTGGCCCTTCTGGTTCGGGTGTATCAGCTCCACCACCTGTTTTATCATCTTGTGTTTTTATTATTGTGGGGTCTACACCAAGACTTACTAAAGTATCTTTATCTTTTTCATCAAACAACAACCCTGCTGATGCTACTCCTGCTAACACCTCAGTAGGATTATTAACTAACGTCCCCGGTATGCTTGCAATTACGTCAGCGAGTGTACCACCTTGTTTGTATACATTTACTGCGCCTTGTATGATGGGGCCGAGGACAGGAACATTTGCTCCTACTACTGTACCTGCTCCAACTCCTGATTTACCTGCACCAATCACAGGAACAGGGGTTTGCCCACCACCAAATACTAAAGTACCGCCGACTTTACCTGTAACTAAGTCAAATATATTAGGTATAACCGCTTCTAATTTTGGGCCTTGTCCTAAAGTAACTGCTTGGATTATCAAATTACCCAAATCAGCAGTGCCTTCTACAACTCTACCTCCAGCCTCTTCGATAATGTTTTTTACTTGATCTGCAATCCCTTGATTAACTTGGTTTTGTATATTTGTGCCAGTTAAATTTAACGTGTTTGTGGGAATACTTGCTAAATTTGGGTTACCCGCAACAGGATTTAAACCCATCATACGGTAAAGCATATCGAGGTCTCTACCTGTTGCATAATCTCCTACAATACCTGCAAGACCGGGAATAAAAGACTGTATTGGACTATAACCTTCTTCTGGTATGGCACTTCCTTTACGAGAAAGTGATCCGCTGTATGGCGCATCAGAAGCTCCTATGTAGTCTAGGATTTTGTTTAAGCGGTCATTAGCTTCTATGTCCATATCTACCTACGGTAAAGTTTCTGGGAGTGCTGAAATCAAAAATGCACTCACAATCGCTGATGGCACTACAGGTCTTGGGCTTGAAGCGGCCTGATGGTTAAGGCTTACGTCTGTATCACTAGTTGCCCACATAATCTCTATGTATTGCCCTGCTTGCACATCAATCGTAAAGTTATAGTTAATTGCATCTATACTGCCTGACCCAGACAACACATGCTGTTTGGCAGTATTAGTAACATCTGTACCACTTCTTTTTACCCAAACGTCAACTGTTTTAGAGGCGGCTGAACTACTGGTTAACTGAGCCGACACTTCAAAGTTGTAAACCCCTGAATAGGTTGGGGTTATTCGGGTGTTAGACGCTACGCTCATGGCTTCGCCAAGATACGTGTTTTCAAACTGTATGGCGTATGCAGTGCCCGTAGACCCTGCATTTTGATCGACTGTGGAGAAGAACTTACCATTTGGGGTGCTAATAAAACGACCCCCGTAATCTCCAGACAACAAGTTTACAGTATTTGTTAGACCATTGAAAAACAAACGTAAAATGTTGTTTAAATCATCTAGGTAAGTACTTAGAGAGGTTTCCCTTGGAGCAACGGGGAGAGCTGGGTTAGTAACCTGATTTATAAGGTCGTTAGCCACTAGCCCCTCCTACCATCAGGACGCATCTGTAAACGTGGTATACCTAGCTTCCAAGTAACCCCAGCCGCCGTAGACTCTAGCTTAAACGACATTTGCCTACCCCGTACTCGTGTATCCACTATGCCAGTAAAAGCCTCTATCGGTGCTGTAGCTGTACGGGTAACAGCCGCACTGTCGCTACCCCCTACTGAAGCAGGGCTATAATAACCAGACCCAGAATCCTGTAACGGCAGTAAACTAACCGTGGCACTGGGAGAACCTGTGGTAGAACCTTCAAAGGTCAAGTCAGGTAACATCTTGTTTATTAACATAAATCTGTCACCGTCATCCAAATCAAACTGAGAAGAAGTAATACTGGCTGTTATGGCTGCTGGAGTACCTGTTTCGTTATCATCCACGCCTTTCTCTTGGTTGATTAATTTGCCATCAAACGTAGCAGCCATTGGGAAATCCCGTAAGTCGGAGTCTATCCACGCTGAACGTGATAACGTACCGTAATACCAGATGTTTTCCACATAGTTATACACAACATAGCGGTCATTACGAGTCACCCCAGAGGAGCAGTAAAACCACCATATTTCATCAAACTCTTCGTTTGACCCACATACAATTTGCTCTGCCTGTTCGCTATTAAAATCGTCAAATACATAACTACGTACCGAACAAGGCAATGTTTTAACTGTACCATCGTAGTAATAGAACTTACTTGTACCCATCCAGTAGGCGATATTATTGGAATAAACGGCTGCATTAGGGCTGGCTATGGTAATGTTAGACCCCAGTAAGGTCGCACCCCATACCACAGGCGCACCTAAATACTGTAGCCCGTACATAGCTGAATCAGTCCATACCAATATTTCTTGACGTGCTTGTACAGCCTGAATGATTTCTGTGCCTTCAGAAAGACTAAGACTTCCCGCTTGATTAGTAGCGGTAGGGTTCCAATCAGAAATATCTTCTTGGTCAGACCACCGTAAAAGCATAGGGTCTAAAGCAGAACTACCTACAGCATTTACACCAAAACAAAAGGCAAACCTGAATACATCTGATACAAAGGCAATGTTAGCTACAGTAGGCACTTGCGCTGCACCACCTAGAGAACTTACTAACACTCCTCTTGTGGTAACGCCACTGCTTGCATCCCAGTAGTATAAAGCACCGTTTCTATGGACAAAGAACAAGTCTTCCCCAAAGTTAGCTTGACTCCAAAGGCGCATTCCAGCAAGGGTAGTGCCGCCTGTACCCCATGTACCTGAACTCCATGTACCTGCACCCCAACCAGTAAACGGAACTTCTATTTCGTTTCCAGTATTAATCTGATAAGTACCTACAGTGCTAGACCCTCCATTGCCCGTGTCAGAAGAGTTTGCTGTAACTGTACTACCAGAGGTATCTTTAGCTTCTATGGTATAGGAATTGTCATTTACTTTAGTTGCTATCTGGTACTCTTGGTTTAGAACAGCAGCCGTAATATTTCCACCCAGAGAAGCAGCACCGCTAAAAGTAACAAAATCGTTAACAATCGCTCCATGTGCAGTATCCGTAACAGTAATAGTTGCATCGCCGTTTACAGCCGCAAAAGTAACATCTCCTGCCGCTGTGGTAGCTCTAATAGGAGTAATGTCGTTGTAAGCACCGCCTCTTTCAATGTAATACTTAAGGTTAGTACCTACAGAAACAAGATTCTGAAGACTCAAAGTAGCCCAGTTATGCAAAGAACGCGCTACTCCTAGATAAGTATTAGCAGACAATCGCTCCCAACCACCTATCTTTTGAGGCAATCCCCTTCTAAACCGCACCTTTTCAGTTTCGTACCAAGAACCTTCAGCCGCATAACGAGTGTTTTCTCGGTCTACTCCTGCTTTAAACTGTACTTTTTTGTAAGGCATTACTCTACATACTCGCCTGTTTTAATTAAGTCCGTAAGCTCTAATGCTCTACCACCCACTTGTTTAGCCCAACGTGAGTCTAAGAACTCGGTAGCAGCTACCTTGTAGTTCCCTTCTTCCATAGCAGCCAGAGCACGTTTAAAGCCTCTCAATCTTGTTGCTCCAAGATTAAAGCTAATATCAATCATTGCATCTTTTCGCACATCATCTAGTGCATTAAACCATGAGTATTCTTCTGCTAACTCCTTGATAACACGTTCAATATCGTTCTCAAGCAAATATTCTACTTCATCTTCAGACAAACCCATGCCGCCCCGTTGGTCGATATTCCTACCTACCCCAACAGTAATCTTTCCTTCAGAACACTCATAAGCATGAGTTTCCACACCTTCATGGCGCTTTAACATGGCGATTAATTTTTTCATGTTACTCATTTCGTACTAGACCCAGAGAACCAAAATGCCGCCATAGTCCCCAGAATACCGCTTAATTGGCCTAACACCAGTGAGATAATAGTCTCGTCATTCTGATCGTGAGGCATAATAGTTACAGCCATTACATAGGCTCCGTATAACAGTAACGCCAGTATCCCAAACACTTTGGGTGTCCAATCGTTTTTGAAAGTTTCTCTCGCATGTTGTCTGTCTTCTACTTCGGTTTTAAACGACTCCAGATCAATTTCCATCTCTCGGATACGGTCTTTAAAATCCTTGTCTGCTTCCTTAAGAAGCACCGCTTTCTCTGGCTCTCGCTCGATAATGTCCTCTATCTCGTTAGCCGTAGCATCTGGTACACCTAACTTTTGTGCGGCCATCTTGACCGCCATACCCGCCATTGGCCCACCTGCTGCACTGGCTATAGTAGGGGCAAGAGATTTAAGTAGTCCACCTAGTTTCATTGTAGTAGTAAATACACTTTTATAAGTGCCTCTAGTTCGTTAATTACTTTCCCGTGGAGTCTTCCTCCACGATCTCGTCAATCGTATCACAAACGTCTGGGATTCGGATGCCTGTCGTAACCTCAGTGGTCACGCGGCCTACAGCTCGTATGCCTTTGTAGACACCAGAGCAGTACAGTTCCTTGTTGGCTATCATTTCCTCGGATACAGAGCATCCCGCCATTAGTACACACAGCGCAGCGATTCTAAGCATTTTCAACCTCGTCAATCATTTTGTTGAGTTCTTTAATTTCTTCTGGATTAAGTATTTTATCTTGAGCATCTAAGAATACACCTAGTCGTTCTTTGTACCCTTCCATAAAATGGTCAGAGATAGCATCTTTCAGGCTTCTGTCTTCCTTCCTAACTTCTTTTGAAGGGTTTATGTAGTCTTGCATGGAGTTAGCAAAGTACAACATAGTCTGCGACCTAGAAGGCCCATAGCAAAGGCGTGGTATGCGTGCCACCATATCGGAACCTTGCACACAAGAAATCTGGTTATCCAGTTTCATAGGACGCTTGAACCCTTTGAAGAACACATTAGGTTTACCAAAGGTTACCAGATTGATATTAGGGTGTTTTTTCCACAGTTTAGCTGCGCTTAATTCTGCTAACGCTCCACCAAGACTGTGCCCACATATTAAAGTACGCTTCTTCATGTCTAGGTGCTTCTTTACTTTACCCCAAACAGAGGCATGAGCTGCGGTAAACCCACCGTGGCACAACCTGCCTACGTAAGGTACTGGGACTACTAGCGCATCGGTAAGCCAATCACGCCCCTGTTGCGTCCCACGAAACGCTATGATGTCTATGGATTTGCGTTTTGCTACATAAACTGTAGTAGAGGTAAGTTTACTTTCTATTTTTATAGAGTCTTTATTTTCATCGTTGTAGGCTTTCATCGCCCAACTACACGCCATATTAAGTAAAACGGGGTCTAGTTTCATTACTCACCACCTAATCCAAAAATTAAAAATACCGCACCAAAGATAAAAATAACTGTACCCACTAACCATGCGAACATTACTGCTAAGTCACGTACCAAGGCATCTTCTGCTTTTTCTGCGGCAGCTTTTTGTTTTCTTTTAACTTCGCGTTTCTTCTCTATTTTAACCGCTTCTTTCTTTATTTTTACCCATCTATGGGTCTGCCCTTTGCGGGAGTAATAGTCCCCCACTTTCTTCATCATTCGCTCAATACGCTCTTCTTGCTGATCTATCGTAATGGCTTCTTCAAGCGCAGAACCTACCATCAGGTCATCAGTACCAGCCTGACGAGCTTTTTGTATATGCTCTTCAACTTTTTTCTTGGCGGTAAAAAATCGGCCTACTTCACCTGCCATGTCTTCGACTTCTTTTTTCTTGGCAATAGCTGTCTGTACAACGACAAAGGCGCTGTCCAAGGCTTTTATTGCGAGTAGAGCTTCACCGATCATTTGTACCACCTGCTGTCTTCATCTGCATTTATTGGCTGGCAATATGCGTTAATATCAGGGGTGTCTGGTTGTTGTTTTATTTTTTCAGCAAAATATAGACACCTGTTTATATCCTGAAAGCATAAGGCTTGCTCACATGAGCGTGATACGTCTTGCCCTCCTATGCTTATAATTAATATGAATAAAACCATGACTCATACTTACCAATCACCTGTCCAATGTTTTAACCCAAACTCTTTGTAAAGGTTACGTTTTTCTGTTTCCCAATCTAGCTTCAACGCACCATTTTTATAAATAACAGTATCATAGGGCGGCTTTTCATCATAAACTTTTATAAACCCGCTAGTACTGGCTTGTTGTTTAATTCTTTCAAAAACCTCTGACTCTGGGTTTGGGTCAATCATTTCCCCACAAAATGTTTGCGTAACAGCGTGCATATAAGTTTGTGGCCCTAAAAAATAAATATTATCGTGTCCTTCTATTAACCTTTGCACGTACAAAGAAGCCGCATAGTTATACGCTGGGTTTTCAGGCGCTGTCATCATAAAATCATGTGAAAAATCATAATTTCTACATATAGGTAAAACCCACTTATCCCCTTCTTCTAACAAGCTGTCAAAGCTGGTATTACAAAAACGATCTATATCCATATAAACACCACCTTCGATAAACAGTTTGACTAAACGCCAAAGGTCTGTTTTCTGGACTATGTGCTTATCTTGGATCAATTCATAATGCTGTGGTTCTAATTGTTCTTTTAAATAATCGTCTACTTCTGCATCATCATAAATAGTAACTTGCCAATTTGGGTTTAGCTCAATAACTTTTTTGACCCCCTCTACCACTAAGGGATTTGTACTTTCAAGAATACTTTTGTCTTTCCATGACATGTGTACTGTTTTAGGAATCATAAGCTCTTAAATTTTTTCCTATATGCAAAAGTAATTCATGTTCTACTTTAGCTAAAGTATCTATATTAGTAACACGCACATCATACTGAGAAGGACGCTCAAACATTTTGTTAGTATCTGTGTATTCAGAAATTTGCACCGTGTCCATCCAAACCACCAAATCAGCGTTTAGTTTTTTACGCCATGCGTCTATAGGACAAATGAAATCTAAAAAGACTAGCCCTTTTTTATAATTAGCCGCTTCTTTCATCCGGTTAAACTGTCTAAACCTTCCCTCCATAGAAAAGTCCCAATCGTGCAAAGCCGCTCTAACTTCGTCTGCGTTAATGTGGCAACCTCCATGCTTTGCTACAAGCGATTTAGCCAGCGTTGTTTTTCCGCTATTGGGTAAACCAGTAAGTAACACCACACACTTTCTCATATTTTTAAATCATCGTTACGGGTAGTGCTTCGGCCTTCTAATGGCCTCCCTTTAATGGTCGTATTTAATTTATCACCATCCCATTCGTTGTAAGCGTAAACACCCATTTGATGGATAGGGAATAAATCAGCCCTTAATAAAATATCTAACGGCCCTGTAAGTCCGTATTTAATAACGTAAGCCAACATACTTTTAGCTACCGCAGGGTCAATAGCATAGGCATGAGCGCGACAAATAAAATGATAATTTGGGCCTTCGCTTGCATGAGGTGGCGTTGGTTGCACCGCCCACCCTTCTTTAACTTGCTCATGGCTACCTAAATAACAAATAGAGTTATAGACTGCGTGTTGTGTATACGGCTGAACCATAATGCTATCGTGCTCTAACACTATTAACGGTTTATCTTCGGTTACACATTTAGCCCATAATGAGATATGAGAAAGAGCGCAAGCAACTTCTCCCCTTGTCATGTAATGGTCTATAATTTTAACGCAATCCATAATTGGATTGTGATGACTTGGGGCTTTTAACTCATCGCCAATGCCGTTGTAAGCATCCCAATATTCGTATTGTTGTCCTACCTGTTCACAAGAAGCTGCACAATTTGCGGATTTGTGTTCAGAATCCTCAAGCCCCTTGACTCGAATAATATAAGCGCAATCCACACCTAAATCGTAAGAGAAGAAAAGATTCACTATAAACCATCCACATCATCATGTGTTTCGGCAGCATTAATAGCATCTATACGGGATTCATAAGTTGCTTGTGCAGTAGCTACGGCTGAAGCGTCATACTGAGTTGTAGGGTAGTTATCTATTTCTTTTGCCAACTCCCTTCTTACTACCACCTCAAAATCAGCGTTTGCTGAAGCAACTAAACTGTCTTTACGTTCACTAACTGTAAGGTCTCTTTTGGCCCACACAATTTGTGCTGGAGTAGCATCAAGGTCAAAAGAATGTGTTGTAAACATTTCTCGGTTAGCAACAAGGTCTGGATAAACCTCTACTGCTTCGCGCCACCCTTCTTGATTGCTAGGCGGCGTGGTGTCCCAAACTTCTTTCACTTGACCTTCTACAACTTGAATCCAATATCCTGTTTTTGTAGCCATTTGTATCTCCTAAATTTTCTTTTACTCTTTTAAAAGGCTCATCCCAATTTCCATAAGTCGTTTGCCTAAACAAAGTAACACTGTCGTACCACTCCGACTTATTTCCCGGTTTTGCCCACAAATAATAAGGAAGAATAGGGATTATTATCCAAGTATTTACCCCCATTGCCGCTGATAGGTGAGCTACGGAAGTGCAAGAAGTAATCACTAAATCACAAGTTGCAATGGCGTGTCGAGTGTCGCCCCAATGTTGAAGTGGAACTTCCTTTACCCATTCTGGTTTATGCTGCGAACCTTCGTCACGTTGTAAAGATATAAAATCTGCCTCTATATCTTTTACTGCATCAAACAACTTACTGCTTGGAAATAACCTATGCTGCTCGTGTTCAAACTTTGGATTGCCTTGCCATCTAAGCCCTATTCGTAATTTTTTATTTAGAGGAGTTAGCGGCTTAGAAATATAAGGTGACCCATCAACATCAGCATACTGTAACTCAAGAGGTATTACAGCAGACATAGCAGGAACCCAAAAATCGTGTAGAACACCACCCGCAGCTCCCGTTACAACCACGGCACTGACACCGGGAATATCTCGGAAAAGGCCCATTAACTCTGGAGAACAAGCCACAACCACATCACAGCCTTTGTTCACAATGTAGCGCACCATTCCTGCACCGTGAATTTGATCCCCTAAACCACCCTCAAGGTTAAGCAAGACTGTACCTTTGCTTTTCCCATCCCAAAGAGGCATGGGCGAACCGGGATTGGGGTTACCAAATACATCTTCGTTCCTACCCCGTACAAGAAGGCGGTGTCCGTCTAAAAGTTTTCCTTTGCGTAACTCATACCATCCACGGTTAAAAGCGGCTCGGTCATTACGGGGTTCTTCTCTACCAAGCTCGTCTCCTAATCTTGCTGCCTCGTCTAACTTGCCAAGCAGTCCTGCCCCTAACATCATATCTAGCTTTTGTATGGGAAGACGTGGGTTTGTCTCACCTTGCCAAAAACGAGGTTGAACAAAATCTCTGTACAGATGTTGTAAAACGCTTTGTGCTGGAGGGACGATAGCTTGTTTTAATTGTTTACGGACATCATGTAGTCCTTTAATGCCCCAAATCTCTTCATCTTTTTCGTGAAGGCCCGTAGCATCAATATTGTCCGTATCATAGGTATGGGGAGAAAGTTCTAAAAAACGCTCTACCCCTCGTAAAGTTTCTTCTGGATTATTGTTTAACTCATCGTAATCCACATAATAAATATGCTCTCTCATCCAGTGATGAGCTTTTAACAAATTTACATAAGATTCTTGAATGTCTTTAACGTAGGGAGATTCTCGTAAAAAAGAAGAAAGTTCATTAGGTTTTGCAATGCGTACCATAGACGCTACACAATCTTCTACATTGCGAACAGTAGCAATAATTTTGGGTGAGTACCCTAAAGAAGATTTCATTGTACTAATGTTTTTAGGTTTTACCCACGATCTGTTTTTATCTAAAACAACTTTTTTTTCTACAGATTTATATTTAACTTTACACACGGCTTTGATTGCATCACAAATTTCTTGAGGGATTTTGTCAGTGTCCACTCTCGCTGCTTCATGTTCTTCCCATCCTTGTAACATCCCCACTAAAATCCCTATTAGCCCAGACGTTGCAGTAGTATGTAACTCAGGATGTTGGTTTAGGAGTGCAGCAAGTACGGTGGAACCTGACCGAGGTAATCCTGCTAAGAAGTAAAGTTTTTCCATGCTTTATCTTTGCGCCCAACAGGTAATACCACTAAAAGAACCTAAATGTATGCGTAGCCAATCCGTTTGAGAACCTATTTGGACAGGAGAAGAATACTTTACGTGTTCCACGTTTATCCCCATTTGACCTTCATAGTTAGCACCCCAAGCCCAAAGCGTTCCATTAGTTTTTAACGCAAGAACCATAGCGTTTCCGGGCCTAACGTCTTGCCAATTAGTCAACGATCCTATTTGGACAGGGGCGTTTCTCTGCGTTGTCGAATTGTCGCCCACTTCTCCGTTGCCGTTTCTACCCCACATATACAATTTACCAGCGTCAATGCCTCCTGATTGTTGATAACCTGCGCCCACAGCCGTCCAACCCGTGCTTGAACCTACTTGAACAGGACTATTCCTTAGAGATGTATCATTAAGCCCCAACTGTCCATAATTATTATTTCCCCACGACCATAAGGTGCCATCTGTTTTAATATGTAATTGATGATTTTCACCGCCAGTAGCTCCTTTTAGCCAGTTGGTTAAAGAACCAAGTTGCACAGGGGATGAAATATTACCGGAGGTTGTGCCGTTACCTAAACCTCCTTGAGTAGCTGCCCCCCACACCCAGAGAGAGCCATCTGTTTTGACTGCTTGACACGCCGTGTTACCCCCTCCAGTGGTAGAAGCCCACGTTGTGAGTGATCCAACTTGCACAGGGGATGAATAGCGATCTTTACCTACTCTAACGCCCGTTCCAACCGCTCCATTCTCATTATTTCCCCAGCCCCAAAGCGATCCATCTTTTTTAATAATGTGACAAGTAGTGGCTTCTTGCATCAGAACTCCACCCGTCCAATTAGTTAAAGAACCAATTTGAACAGGAGAAGAATTATTAAGTGATCCATTGTTCCAAGCACCAAATCGATTATCTCCACAGTTATACAAATAACCACTTGAGCGAGTTCCAACAAAGTTATAGGCGCCCGAAACTTGTAACCAATCAGCAGCCGAACCAAGTTGGACAGGAGAGGACTTCCGAGCACCCGACTCTGTTTCACCTAAGTTCCATCCACCAGCTCCGTTATAGTTATCACCCCAACCAAAAAGCCTAGCAGGAGTAACACTTTCAGCTAACGCAAAGTTGCCTAGCATCATTAAAGTTATTCCAGACATAAGTAATTACCCTTATATGTTTCCAGTAATGACACACACAGTTGCGCTAATAAATAAAATAGTGGCAACCCCTCTCGTGGCTAAAGTTGCCGTAGCAATGTCAGCGTCCTCACCTGCTTTGTAAGCAGTAGTGATTGTACAAGTTATGGTCACATCACCTGTTGTGTTATTAAAAATAGAAATTACATCGCCTTCTGCAAAAGTAGAATCAGGTATTACAATAGAACCACTACTACCGACTTGAACATACTTGCCAACATCTCCCACAGCTAACGTATAGGCTGATGTTTTTGTTCCTACAGCAGGGGCGTTTCTAAAACCAACCTCATCCGTACCATCTGCGGTACAACTTTGGAGATTACCTGAAGCAGGTGTCCCTAAAACAGGCGTAACAAGAGTTGGACTTGTAGCAAAAACTAAAGCTCCTGTGCCAGTTTCATCAGTAACCGCAGAGCGCAAATTAGCACTAGAAGGTGTCCCTATCCACGTTGCTACCCCAGTGCCGAAAGATGTAATTCCAGTACCGCCATTTGCTACAGGTAGTGTCCCAGTAACTTGACTTGTTAGGCTTAAATTAAAATTAGCTAAAGCATCTACAACAGCAGCTCCAGACCCAGCTCCATCTAAATAAACTATTTTAGTTTCCCCAGTGCCGATATTAACAGTGCCACCTGAACCTTGTTTAATAGTTATGGTCTGACTACCTGTAGTGGCATTTTCTATCCACATCAAACGGGATAATGTGTTAGGAGCTATTGTAAGTTCTCTAGTGGTGCTTAAAGTAGCACCTGAAGTAACTTTAAAATAAAGTGCTCTTGCTGGGTCTGCCGCGCCGTCAGCAACAGTTGTAGTAGCGTTACCGTCTGAAGCAAAAGAGGCTTGTGTGTTGTACCCAAGCGAGTCAGCAATAAGTTCTAAATTAGTATTAGTACTAGTACCCCAAGTGCCGTCTTCATCACCAGTGGTAATTTCTTTAAGTCTTAAATTGTTTACGTAAGTAGCCATAATATATTCCTATGCCGCTTTGTTTATATCTACCCAGCTAGGTGTTTGTGAATCATTTATTGTTGTCCAACCACCCCTAACTACCGTTCCTATTGCACCCGTACCGCTTACACCCGTAGGCACTATTGAGCCACTAAACGTTAACCCTACAGTTCCTACTGCTCCTGCTCCTGCCACACCTGTAGCTGTTGGTAGTACAGTGGCTGTGCCTGTCCCTACTGCGCCTGTTCCTGCTACGCCTGTTGGAACAATCGTTTCTGCAAAAGAAACGACTACAGTCCCTACTGCGCCTGTTCCTGCTACACCTGCTGGGATTACTGTATCATCTCTGATAATCCCTACACTACCTATTGCGCCTGTTCCTGCTACGCCTGTCGGTACAATAGCGTCTGAAAGAGCTATACTTACAGTACCTATCGCGCCTGTTCCTGCTACAGAGACATTCCCATTGTCTCCCCAAGCGCCATCACCCCAACCATTTTTACCCCATACAGCACCGAGATATACAATGTTGTTATAGGATAAACCTAATGTCCCTACCGCGCCTGTTCCTGCTACACCTGTTGGAACTACAACTCCAGTTCGGCTTATGGTAACCGTGCCTACTGCACTTGTACCTGCTACACCTGTCGGTACGATATTTTCATCCAGAACAAAACTTACTGTCCCTATTGCACCTGTCCCTACAACAGATACATTTCCATTAGCACCCCAAGCACCGTCACCCCAACCGTCTTTACCCCATACAGCGCCAAGATATACAGTTTTATCTGCCACTGTTCAGCCTCAAGCGATACGAATAATCGCAGTAGAAGCACCCGCAGCAGGGAACTGAATGGTAAAGTCGCCAGTACTAACAGTTTGGTCACCACTAAAACTTAAGACCGCACAAGCAGAATTAGAGTTGTTAGTGTTGTAAATCATCGCTCCACAAGTAGTAAAAGAAGCACTTGACCAAGTAGTGTCATTGAAATCACAAACTGCCGTAGTACTAGAAGCAACTGGAGTTACGTTAGTAAGAGTATTACCCCCTGCACTATAACCTGAACCACTTGTTTCATCACTGTTACCAGTAATATCACTGTAGTTAGTGCTTGCTGCACCGTAAGTGCCACTACCAGAAGCGGTTGCTTTTAATAACGCAATCTTCAAGGTATCCGCACCGTTTTGTAAGTCATGTAGCCCTTTAAGTAGTTCCACTTTAAAACTTGTGGGCATCGCTGTTCCTACTGTTATTGCCATGTTATATCTCCAATAGTTTTACAAGTTCCGAATGCCCAGCATCACGGAATTGGTTTGCCAAAGTTGTGCGGTCTGAACGAATAGCTTGTTTCATATACTCAATCAACACCCCACGGATTTGCTTTTTAAACGCTTCTGCCTGTTCTACAATCAAAGGATGGCTATTGCCACCCACGTAAATTATTTTATCTAACGCTTGTTCAGCTAACTCTTCTACAGTAAACCCTCGCTTAGATACGGTAGTAACCTTTACGTTACCTATTTCTACAACACTTTCAGAACTTATCATTAGACTGAATCTGCCCTAGTTTGACCGCTACGATACGCATCTTCTCGTAGCTTGCCATCTCCAAGATTTTTAAGTAACGCTATAGATTGTACATACATCTTTTCATAAGTAGCTATCATATCAGGCTCTCCTTTTTGGAACCTAATAGCTTCCATCAAGGCTCCATTCAAAAGAGCAGAATCAAACTCCGTACCTAACCATGTAGTGCCAGCAGTGACTATAGACTCTGGATAATAAGCAAAGTGTATTTCTGCATCAAAGTTAGCATTAGGAGTTGGACCTACTATAAAACTAGTTTGGTCAAAAACAGCATAGTGCACAGGCACTCCTGTGGTAGCAGGGTTGGGATACGCTTCACGCATAAAATTAGAATCTTTATCTAACAAATAAATGTAATCGCTTCCGCTAACAATCGCTAAAGAATAAGCGTACAAAAAACCAGAAGGCATTGTTAAATACTTATTACCACTAGTTAATGAACCTGTTTGATTCTTCCGCAACGCAGGTAAAGACACCGTAGTGTATATTTTTTGCTCTGCCTGTTTAGTAAACATAGCAAGCTGGTCATCTGTGAACGTTTGCTCACAAATGTCATTAACGTTTGTTTTAAGCTCTGTGTAGTTCACTACGCCATTGGTCCTCTTGCTTTAGTACCCTTAGTGGCTGCACCGTTACCACGAGTCTCTATACCGCTTGTCTTCATATTTATAGGTTGGTTAACTTGTGTGCCGGGACTATAAACTGTAGGTTCGTTTGGAAGCTCTGTAATCTTAGGTGCTTTTTTACTTTCTTTTTTCATTTTAAATACCTCTTACGGTGTATTAGCTTGACCGCCCATACCACTATGAGCAGAGCAATAATAGTATAAAGTAGGGGCTGAACCAGCGACTGTTATTTGTGTATACGCTCCTGCATTACCGGGAACTCCACTAGTGGTAACTCCAGTAGTGTATTCTGATCCCCCGTTCCATGTGCCATTAGGCGTAGTTGAAAACCGTAATGGATGCGTTCCGTTTGTACCGTCTGATTGGTCAAACTTGTAAGTTAGTCCTTCTGTTAGTTCTATTGTAGGACTCACCACGCCTCCCAAATAAAATTTATTACCCGTCCCATACGAGTTTGTACCTGTTGCAACTGTTACTATAAAAGTATTAGCTACTGCTCCCGAAATAGTTACAACTCCAACTTTACCAAATCCAACTACTATAGAGGGGTCGATTGGCTCTATATGCGCCCTGCTTGCAGGTATTTCTGCAAAATCCGGTCTGGGATTTCTAAGAGCTTGCGGATCATCTACCGGAAACTCCCCTAACCTGTTTTGAGGCTGGTCAGGATTCCAACACTCAGGACACGCTTTTATTTCAGTTACATTCCCTCTTTGAACTAAATTTCTTAACTCTCGCAATCGGTACTGAAACCCGCATACATCACATATTGCAAGTGCCTGTTGTCCCGATGCAAACCTCTGCGACATACTTACCTCATACCTTATTACGTATTAACGGCACTAAGTTAATAGACGCTTTTTCTCTGTCCTCTTTCGCAGCCAAATCAAACTGACGTTCGTATTCTGTCTGTAGCATGGGTACTCTTGTAGCTAATTCAGGGTCTTTCATAGCTACATAATAAGCTAACCCCGCTACTAAACAAGGCAAAAACCTAAAATTAACATCCGAAGTTTGTACACCGCTTCCCGCATCTTGAATCCTTCTCATACGGTAGTATTTTAGTATGTACGTAGGAGAGTCGGCAGTACCTTTATCTGGCACAGGCCACAAGGTTGCTTTTGGATTATCCCGTGCTCTATCTATATAGATTTGTATGGGACGACCCTGACTTAGTTTATTTGGTATGGTTGCATAAGTAGAAACACTTATACGAGAAACGGTAAGATCAGCCTGTGTAGACACGCTACCACTTCCAGTACGAATAACATGTTCCAATAAGTCAATAGTGTCAGCGGGTAAATCATAAGTTGCAGTTCCAGCAACTAAGTTAACCGTGCCTTCATCTATCGTCCACATATTGATTCCACGGTTTTGCCACTCAATAGTAAGCAAATTCATAGACCGCCTTGCGGTGCGTAGGTCATAGCCAGAACGCATTTCGCGCCCAGCTCGTTCCCACGCCTCTTCAGCGATTTCAGTGAAATCCATGTTAAACGCAGTAGTACCGGAAGTGGCCATAATTTACTTCTTCTTCTTTTTAGTCTTCTTAGTCTTTCTTTTAACTGGGCCTTTCTTTTTAGCACCCGCTTTGCCGCCACCTTTCATACCCATGACTTTCTTAGTAGTCACACCACCACCGCCACGCATTCCTCTACGTCTAACTGGTCCTGCTTTCTTTGCTCCGGGCATTTTGTAACCTCCTATAAAATTTAGTACGTAATTTGTACATTGCTTCTGTATCGTATTCTTGGAAACTTCTATCGTAGTACCCAAGAGGTCTTAACTTCTCAGCAGCTTTCTCTAACTTAGATAATCGCTGCACAAATAACAAAGCATATTCAATATCTGTTTCTGGTTCAAACGCTTCGCTATCTAATAATTCTTGCTCTCCATCATCAGGATGAAAGCCCATTACCCACATATCTCTATCTCTAAAAACATTGTCTGCAATGGCTTTGTTAACGTTATCTACAAACTGATGAAACTCGTCATTGTCCCTTATAAATTCTGTATCAACTATAATTGTTAAGTCTTTTAAATCACTCCAATTATGAAGTGCCATGTATAACTGCTTGTAATCTTCTTTCTCAAACTTAAAAACTATTTTTACTTTATGCTCTTGCCATGCTGCTTTTGCATAAGGGCAAGCTGGTAAATCGTTAAACTCTGGATTACTTGGTTCTAGTACCTGTTCAGACCAATCTTTTATTTCCTTGATTATTCCTGTTCGTTCGTCCCAAGTAATCATTTCTTTTTCTTAGCAGGTTTCTTCCGTCTAGCCGCTTGAACTCTTCTTGGCTTACCTGCTGGTTGTCCTAACCTCTTCTTCTGTGCAACTCTTTTTCTTTTCTCTGAAGTAGTCATTTCAGAAGAAGTCTTAGGTGTTTTACTTGACACCCTTTTTGTCGGTCTACAGTAAGGAGTACCCCTTTTCTCTCCTTTCTGCCGTCCACAAGCCTTGCCTGTTCGCACATCTTTCCAATCTTCCTTGAACCAACGTTTTAACGCAGCTCCCTTTTTCGTTTTACGAACGGCCACTAAGACTTATTTCCCCAGTTTTTTGCGCCTTTTTTACGGCACTTGGCAATAGCTCCAGAAGCATAAGCAGATGGAAATACTTTATACCGAGCCTTTACCTTATGGTAACAAGCGTCTTTAGTAGAACCGCCTTTCTTAAAAGTAATAGGCTTTATCCTGCCCATCCCTCTTGATCTCATCATGCTCTTGTTTTCCCTCTTTGCGCTATACCATCACGAGGGCATTTATGTACATTACCCCCTCGGTTAAATCCTTTTACTCCACGACCTTTTAGCACATCCGCTTGGGTAACTTTCCCGTCTTTGTTTAGGTCAGGAAAAGTTTCTCCACCTTCCTTAAACTTTTTACCTTCGTCTGCTTTCATATACTCTTTTCCTACACTTTGTGGTACACCCGTTTCTTTGGCAAATTTAGGGTTGTTAGCCACTGCTGCCATGAATTTGTGTTGTGCCTTAGATTTACTAGGCACTAACACTTCCACCGTTTTCTAGCTTGACGCAGCCTAGAATTAGGGTTCTTAGCTGCTTTTGGAAACTTTTTCATCTGACCAGCAGAACGTGCACAGAACGACTTACGCCGCTTTGCTGCCTTGCTGCCCTTCTTTACTTTACCAGTAACGGCTGTCTTGAGCTTAGAGCCGGGATTGTCCCTACGGTACTTAGCCACACCCTTCTTGGTCATACCTGCGCCAGATTTAGTCGGACGCTTATGACCACCTTTAATGGTGTGGCCTTTCATAGTTCCCTTTTTCTTAACCACAGAACACCGTTACATTAGTAATGTTGCTTAGAGTCAGTATTGTAAAGTCACTACTACTATTACTGCGCTGAGTAAGAATACCCTCGTCAGGTATAGTTACACTGTCAGCAAACGAGGAAGAAGACGCAGGAGTATCAACCTGTAAAAGAAGAGTTCCACTGGCGCTGTTAAGATTAAACTTTAACGACCCCGCAGAACCTGCACCTACATAATAGACACTCTTAATCCTAGTGCGACCAAACGCTAACGAACCTGTAGTCCCGATGCTTACATTACCCGCAGAAGCACCACTAGCTACTATACTAGTTACCACCGTATAGAAATTAGTAGAAGAAGCAGTACTAGCGTTAGCGCCCGTTACTACTTCAGTAGTAGCTTCACCAGTAAGACTACCCACTTTAATTCCTGTGATGGTAAAAGTTATACCCCTATCGTCACCCGCAGAGGTAAACAAAAGGTTATAACCAGTACCAAAAGGACTAACGTCATTAGTAAGCAACGTAACAGCTCCAGCCCCACTAATACCTGCCGCTGCTTTTAACAACGTAGCACTAGTGGAGGGAGTTATGGCGAAAATATCACCTTTGGACATAACTTACTCCTTAATTTCACCCCGCAATAAAGCGGCTTTATACTCAGCAGTGCCGGGTACAAGGCCACCTTTTGCAGCTTTTTTGGGGGCCGCTTTCTTTTTAGCGGGTGCTTTTTTCTTAGCCGTAGCCATAATTACCCCCTATTAACGAGTTCCAGCGCCCATTAGATAATCAATAGTAGTTGCACGAGTACCTGATGCGCTACCAGATAGGCTCATGGCTGCTATAGCCAGATTTTCGTCATCAGGGATATTTGCACTGTGGGTAGCAACAAGTTTATCGTTGATAAAAAACTCAACTTTGCCAGTACCTTCTACTGCAATACCTAGTTTGACATAAGTATTATCAGCCATGTCTATACCGGAATCAGTAGAAGTTTCAGTGCCATCTTTCTCTGTCTTACACAGAATAGAAGCATCTCCGTCATCTACTTGAAATACGATACGGTCTGTTGCAGTCAACATGTTTTCTGGGTTAGTAGCAAAATTAACGGTAAAACCAACACAAATGTCAGATTGGTCTACATCGTTATTTTTAATACGTGTCTGAAAAAACATATTCTTGTTTGCTGCAACGGCAAAAATTTCATTACCCTGTACAGAACCACCGTCATTATCGGTAGTACCTGCGGAAGTAATCGCAAGCTCTCCACCTACAGTGTCAGCTACGATAGCTACAGTTGCACCGGAGTCTTTGACAACTACCCAGCCAGTGTCTAGCTCGTAGACGAAATCGTCTTCTATACAAAAATAATCAGGGTTAATTGACATTGGCATTTCGCGAAGGTCTTTGTAACCAGCCGCATAGCCGCTGTACAACACGGGGGTATTGTGATGAGTAGCCATATATTTCTCCTGTCGTGGCTAAAGTCTGCCGCCTCCCCAATGGAGCGCAGTCAGGATGGATTTATAGTATACCAAAGAAAAAGGGGCAACAAGTGCCCCTCTCTCAACTAGCTTTAACTAGCTCCGGGCGAACCGAAGATACCTAGTGGGTCAGATACGCCAAAGCTATAACGCTCACGAGCTTTATATCGACTGTTACCAGTATCGAAATCAGCATCCATTGAGGTTTGCATTGGTGTACGCACGAAGTGCTTAAGACCGTTTGGAACGTCAGTCAACAAGAACCAAGCATTGGTATCAGTCAGATAATGGTTAACTGTGTAACCTTCTGGGATTGAACCGTTATGCCGTAGGGCGTTGATGTCGTTGTCAGCAGTATTTGTGCGAAGTTCAGTGTCTAGCAAACGAGTTGCCACAAACTGAAGATCAGCAGGAACCACCAACTTGCGAGGCTTGGCTGCTATTAACAGACCACGCTCGTCAGTCCAACCAGCAATCTGAATGACCGCAGCTTCTAAAGAAGTTTCGTTCAAATCAGCGCCAGTAGCTGGCTCATTAGAGTTAGTACCACCAGACACCAAAGGGTGTGCAGTAGAACAAAGCTCTACACCATCGCCATAAGTAGTTCCCGAATCGAACGCACTGTTCAATATCGTAGCTGCCTTAACCTGCTTAGTGTAAGCCATTGCGCGTGCTAATGCTTTGGTATACCGCGCAGACAGAGAATCATACAGGTTGTCCTCAATAGCTTCTTCAGTTACTGAGAATCCCATAGAAATCGTCTCGTGGTTATACCGAGCAGTAAACGCTTCTTGGGCGTTATCGTAAGCTATAGCAGCGCCTTCGTTTTTAACTGGGGCAGCTCCAAAGCCAGATAACTTGGTTTCTTCTTCAAAAGAACGCTCTGAGCTTTCAGTCTCGAAAATCTCAGCATGTTCTTCACCATACTTTTGATACTCCATACCAAATAAGGCATTTAGGCCCGGAAGGAGTTCTTTGAGTAGTTGTGCTCTTGAAATAGCCATGTCTCAATGCTCCTTAGATTCCGGTCTTATTAGTGTATGAATGCGAATCTGGGTTAAATTTAACCAACAAATCCGTAAAATCATCACCAACAGATGAGTCTGGACTGTCAACAAAGTCAATGATTCTGAAGGCAAAACCAGAGGTTGAGGCCGTTGTAGCCGAAACAGCACTAGTAGAATTACCAGTAGTGGTACTTCCAGTGTTGGTAGACTGAACTGCCGCCAAGTGAACATTTTGACCCAAATCTGCCTGAGTAACAGCGCCATCGGCCTGTACTTGGAAGACCACATCAGGGTCATCAACAATATACGCCATAGCGTCAGAGGCTACAGTGCTGGCGGGCCAGTACTGACTGAACTGCTTTTGGCTATTGTTGGGGTCTGTGTAGGTACAACCGACAAATACGCCGACAGTACCTGCGGGAAACCCAGTTGAGTTATCTCCATTAGTCGTCACGATTTCAATAGTGCCGCCAGCTACAATGGATACAATAGACCCATTGAAGATATTAGTACCATAACCGGACGCTATCTTTATCTGACGGGTGGAACCAGCGTAAGGCTGTCCTCCTATCAGATTTACGGCTTTTAGACCGTAAGGGGTAGCAGAAGATGCCATGATAGACTCCTAATTAATCTTTACGAAAGGAGACCGTTGATTTCCTATCATTAAATATAGGCATACGAGGGTCACTTTCGCGCATTAAGTTGTTGTCAACAGAACGCATTTGAGCAGCAGTTTGCTGCTTGTAATAATCATTACGTTCGTTGACAAGTTCTTCAGGAGCTTTGCAAAGCATTAGCCCACCTATAATGATATTGTCTTTAAACCTGTCATCAACGACAGCATCAGAAAATATCTCAGGGTGAGCGTCTGTTTTTACTGGCTCCCAACCTTCACGTAATTTGGAAGAAACATTAGTAGCGTCTGGAACGCCTCTTGTGGCAATACGTATCCAGCGATAGGCATACCCTTCTTCAGGTATTGGGTTAGGCAATGTATCGGGCCTGTTCCAAGCCTGTTTACGAGTATCCTTTTCTCTCTTTTCGCTATCTCTGGACTTCTGTAGTTTGTTATCAGCCATTTTGTTTCCTCGCTAATTCAGCAACCTGTTTGGCGTATTGTTCCAAGGGAACCCCAAGTCTTTTCGCAACAGCTATCTGTGACTGCTTTAATTTCACCTTTTTAGGTGAAGTGCTCCGCGTAGCGGGTGCAACCACATTGCTTGGTTTTTGCTTGGGAGCCTCCTCTGGCTCATCTTCTATCCCTTCATCAAATTGATCGGGGAATATTTGTCGCATACGAGAGTTTATCCTCTCGTAGTATTCGTCTGATTGAGGACTTACACCCTCTTTCGTCAATTTCGTATGCAAACCTAGAGCAAACGCGGTCATTTCATCGTCAGACCCAAACCAAGGATTTTTAGTCCTCCATGCTTCAGCCTTTTCGTCTCGCTGCGGTTGTTCTGGCGCAAGTTGTTGTGATTGAACATTATTTTCATTATTTTGTAAAGTAGTTTGGTTATTTGCAGGTATTTCCCGCTGTTTCATACCATTAACTTTATCTAAACGTATTTGAGCAGCGTTTAGCAGTGTTTGTGCCTGTAGTACCGCATCTGGCTCTCCTGCTTCATACGCTTCTTTGTATTGCTTTTGGGCGACAGCAAGCTCAGATTCAACCTGTTTCTTAGCAGACTCAATCAAAGCATTGTGGTTCTGTGCTCCTTTAGCGTTAAGTTCTTGATTTTGTTCAATAAGTTTTTGGGCATACGCTATCGCTTCTTCGCGTTCACGAACAGCTTGTTCTTTAGCCCTTCGCTCATCATGGTATCCCTTACTAAAATGTTGGATACGTTTTTTAACTTTATCCGAATAGTTTTCTAACTCTTCGTTGGTCACCTCTTCAGGAGGTTCAGAAGGTTTGCGCCCTCTGTCAGCGGGAGGTGTATCGTCCTCCACCTCTATTTCAACCTCGCTCTTTTCGGCTGCTTCCTTTTTATCGGGCTTCCCTATGGTTTCACGCCCTACCGCATCTTCTACTTCTATATTGGTATCTACCACTTCTTCTTCCTTTACCTCTACTTCCTGTAGTTTTTCATCCTTTTCTGGGTCAGGAAACTCAAATTCTACTTGTTGCATTGGCATAATTTACTCCTCACGCACGAGTCAGTTTACTCGGATCGTCAATTACGGCTTCAATCGAGTCGTCATTCATAATGCGATACTCAACATCACCCACTCTAAGTCTAGTGCCTGTGTTTGCTCGGAATACTACGTAATCTCCTTCCTTACACCACGGGCCATTAGGAAAACGTTCTTTATCCTTATAGGCTTCATCCCCCATATCACAGACAACACCTGTCATCTGGAGAATGTTTTCTTCCCTTATGGTTTGAGTAGCTTTCGCAATACCACTATCAAACGTATCTTCTGCGTTAGATAAGGCCACCATAACCCTATAACCAACAGGCTTGGGAACATGTTTGTCTAAGACTACTTCTTTCTGCTTTTCAAACTCTTGTTCCGCTATCTTCTTCTTTCGCTTGGCTTCAATAGCCGTCATTTCAATCGCTTCAGGCATCGTCATCTTCCATATAAGTACGCGAGAGGTCTTGTATTTCTCTGCGTGCGGTGGCTAGACCCCGTATCACCCCGCACGATTCCTTATATTCGGCGTAGTCTTGAGCACTACCACCGCTAACGAATTCTTCCTGTTGTTTCTGTAACTCAGTTAATTTTTCTTCTAGCACGTCAAAGACGGTCTTTGTCATTAGTTATTACTCTTTTTTAGTTTTGTCCGTTTTGGCGAGGTCAATTATAGTTTTAGCCTCTTCTAAGTTCTGTTTTGCATCAGCCTGTTCTGTCATAGACGCAATACGAGAGGCTTCGATAGCCGCAGTATTCTTAGCTTTCTGCGTATCTAACTCTAATCTTGCCGCGTCAAGCATAGTATCTGCTTCATCTTTAGCCGCTTTGCGTTGTTGTTCCTGTGCTTTAAGCTGCAATTCGGCTTGCTTCATCTGGAATACAGGGTCTTGTGCCTGTTGCTGTTGAGCCGCTTGTGCCGCTTGCTGTTGTTTCTGAGCAGTAAGCTGTGAACTTGCTGAAGCCATAGCCTGTGAAAGAAGTTTCTCTGCCTGTTCTGGCATTTCATCTTCCATGTCAGGTAGTTCCACACCGAGTTGCGCTTCCATCTGTTGCCTATAACTAAACGCAATATGTTCCGCAATGTGTGCCTGTAACGCCGCTATAACCTGTTGTGCTGCGGGGTTCTGTTGGATAAACCCACCAATCTGTGGGTCTTGCAGGAACGCTTGGTGTGTTGCTATGTGTGCGTCATGGTCTTGATAAATAAAGGCTTTTATTGGTTTGCCTACCAAGACATCCATGTTTTCAGATACCGGATCAGTAGGTTCTATATCGTCAGCAGTTGGCACTAACTTATCTGCGTTCTTAATACCCAACACTTCGATCATCTGCCTGTGTAACTGAGGCAAGTCATAGATTTGAGGTGTAGCTTGTGCTAGTTGCATGACCGTTTGGTACTGCACCACACGCTGTGCCATTGTGCTGCTATTAGGATCGCTGACAGGAATAACTTCCACAGTGTCGTAATCCGCACGTCTAGCACGAGGCTCTGCACGATTGGGTACATACATGTACTCTTCAGGAGCATACTCAGCAATCAAAGCTCTGAGTAATTTAAACTCCTGTTTCATCGCATAGTGCACACGGGACTGCACGGCTGCCATTGGCTTTAACGTGCGTTCCAAAATAGCTAGTGTAGTTCCAACCGGAGCGTTAGCACTCATGTCCGATATGTTCATATCAGAGATAGCGCCAAGTCTCCTACCTTCTTCTGTTATCTGTTGTAATAAAGCAAGCAGTGTTTGACTTGGCTCCTTATAAGGAAGCGTCATTAAATTGTCTTTTATACTGCCACTTGGCACGTCTACGTCACGAAACTCTCCCGGCCCTATCGGAGTATCGTCTCCTTTAACCCTTAGACCGCGAGACTTTAACCCTCCGGGCAAGTTTGCCAATGTACCAGCGTCAACTAATTGACGGATAATTGAAGTTCCTGCTTTGGCATAACCACCAATAATATGAATTAAACCAAGACCATAGAAGCCAAATCCGGGCACATAAGAGTAATGGACAAAATGTTGACGCTTGAGTGTCAAAGGATCGTCAGGGTTCCAGTTACGCCTTATAGACAGTACTTCTCCTGTTCCTTGTTCTATACTAACCACATAAGGTTTAGCTATCTGTAGAGAGTCTTCGTCTTCCTGATCCACTCCATCAATAACAAGATCAGCATGAATCTCTAATATAGTGTACCGATCATCTGTATTAAGTGTATAACCGCCTTCTTCCGCTTTCTTCTCTTCAATATCAGTGTGGTAGTAAACAGGCTCACCCAATTCTAGTTCTCGGTAGAAGCCAGCCGCTTGCAACTTGATAAGTTCGTTTTTGGTTTTACGCATTACGTGTGTAACACGTTCAGCAGTCTCTATGTTAGAAGCGCCATAAGGCACAATTACATCCTCCGCAGGAATGTACATAGCGACCTGTCGCCCAAGATTGGGGTCATAGTACACTTTTTTAAATGCAGACCCTGCAAGACCAAGACTGTAAAGTAGACGTTCGTGCTCCGGGCGATATTCCATCATCACCTCAGTAAGCTCGTAGTTCATGTCTGTTTGGACACGCGATGCTGCATCCTCTTTTTCCTTGGTGACTTCACCAAGTATCTTGGTCTTGACAGGGCCAGCAGCGGGAAACGTTTCACTCATCGCTTCGGCTTGGAAACGAATAGCGGCTTCTGCCAATACATTACTGTAGACTCCACAGGCTTCTTCCCACGGTTCTACACGTTCTTCATACTTAAAACCTAATACATCCAACCCTTTGACAAAAGTATCTGCCCATTCCTTACGGCTTGATGTGTCTCCTTCAACATGACCCACAAGTTCAGAAGATATATCTACTAAATCAGAATCATCCAAGTATTCGGCAAGGTTGGCATCAAATGGCGCTCCCATAGTCTCTTGAAGACCTTCTTCAGGAACCAATGTAATTTCGACAGACCCATCATCTAAAGTCACCATATCAGGGTTTACAATCCCAATCTCCATCGTTGACTCTTCAGCCTCTATTCCTTCAGGGGTCTGATATAAACTTTTCTCAATAGCCATTAGTAGTACCCGCCTCTACGTTGCTTAAAGTATTGCACTTCATCCGGTTCATCTGAGGGTAATCGTATGAACCCACCCTGCCTAAACCGCATAAGCGCCATTACAGTCGAGTCCACCAAGTCATCATTAGGCATGAACGGGAACCCCGCTACTTCTTCCACAAGTTCTTCTGCCCAACGTGTTTGAGGAACCCACGTTAATCCTGACTTTATTATATCGGCAACAGAGTTCAATCGCGCCATTTTATCGCCCGAACCTCTGTGAGGTGTGTATTCTTGCACAACCAGCCCCATTCTGCGAAATTCTTGGTATAAAGGTGTGCCACTTCCCTTCTTCTCCACAATAAACGCATCCGGTTCCCACTCCATGTACTCGTTATAAGACAACTCTTTGAGTTCAGGAAACTCTAACCGTTCCTTGATGGAGTTCAACAGGATTATCTCGTACCTGCCTTCCTCATCGTTATGGAACACGCCCCACGTAGTTATCGCTGTATAGTCAGCACGGTTATGTTTCTCGGCTGCGGCATCCAGAGACATAATCAAATACTCACACTGCGGCGGGTTCTCATCTTTCCATTCCTTCCACCACTCCCGTTTTACCAGAGCAGCCTCTTCTGCGGTGGGCGTTTGCTGATACTGGGCGTTCCACTGGAACAGCGGCATGGAAGCCTTGGTACGGTGAAGTGCGTCAAGGTTAAAGAACTCAGGCCACAAGGGTTTCTCTTGGTCATTGACATCCAGTATCGCAGGAAACTCCACTATCTCGTATTTGTCAGACAGCTCATTCTGCGTCATGTCCCGCACTACCCGACCTGTTAGGTCATCCATGTGCCACCGTGTCTGTATGATAGCCACGCGACCTCCGGGCATCAGACGAGTTCGAGCACCAAAGGTAAACCACTCGTAGGCTTTATCGAACACATCAAGGTTTCCGTTGATGATGTCCTGCTCATTATGCGGGTCATCTACCAGAAGCAGGTGTGCACCACGACCTGCAAGGGCTGAACCCACACCACAAGCGAAATACTCACCCCCTTCGCTGGTGTTCCATCGCCCTGCCGACTTACTATCCACCGCCAGTTTGGTATCAGGGAATATCTCTTGGTACTGAGGCGTGCTTATGAGGTTTCTCACCTTACGTCCAAAGTCCACCGCAAGGTCTGTGGTGTGTGAGACCATCAATACCTTCTTATCGGGGTTCCTACCCAAGAACCATGCGGGAAAATAGATGGAAACCAACTGGGATTTACCGTGTCTGGGGGGCATATTGACACAAATACGGTCTTTCCCCGTTTCAGGGAGGGGTTTGCCAGCATAGTCGTACTCTCGACCTTGTTCTATCTCCATTAGAAGGTCACCCAGTATGCGATGATGCTTGCCCACCTTGTAATCTGGCTGCATACGCTGACAAAACTGGATTAAATCACGCCGAGAGGCTTCAACACGCTGTTTTTGCTTGTAATTTTCGACTATTTCAAATAATCGTTGTACTTCTTCGTCCGAATAGTTGTCTGCATCGGCTAAAAGGGCTTCAAGTTCGGCTTCACTGACTATTTCTTCGGATTCAACGGACTGTAGCACAGCACTCATGCTACTTACCCACCTCATAAATACCGTCTTTGTTCTCTTTTAGCTCTAAAAGGCTCTCTTTTAGCTTTTGCCGTAGCTCTTGGGCGTTTTGATGCGTTATTTTGACTTCTTTTTTGTCTGCAAACAGTCCAACTTCGCTAATCCTGCCGATATTAACTAAAGCAGAGATACGTTCAGAGGCTTTATCGTTCTGTGTCTCCAGAATAAGACTGTTAATTACAAAGTCACGGAGCTTGGCAGGGGTGGCATTTAGCGAATTACCATGTTCTTTCAGAATATTCACCGCTTGGAGCTGCGATACAGTAACTCCTTCGGCGCGATCTGGTTTGGTAGTAGCTTTTTTGTCAGAAGTTGTGGGGGTAACAAGTTGTAAATCGTGTTCTTCTAGCAGTTCTTTGTTGCGACAAGCAGCCTCTGCGGTTTCGCGCACGTCTACATACTTGAGATTAACTGGCAACTCAATAGGAGTGGCCGTGTCAGAAGAATCCATAGCGTTACCATCGCAGACTTAGTGTCGTAAGGCGTAAGTATAGGAACTTATTGAGAAAAGTAAAGGGAGGTTAAAGGTTCCATAAGGGGGTGGTTTCTAGTTTGGCGCATT